ATTATGTGGGAATCATTACGTAACTCTGATGCTATTCCTGGGGTGGCCACTCCAGCTGATTTAGCTACAGCAAGTGGCACAGCATCAGATTTAGCTGAAGGTGTTGCCTTAAGATCAGCAAGAGGTCAAAGAGCAAAAGTTTGGGAAGCAATTTTAGAACCAGATGAATTAGACAATTTTGTTGATCTTATGGACACTATGCAAGCTGTTTCATTTATAGCAACTAGAAGCGCATCACCAACTCAAACATTGCAAACTATAGCGAAACAAATTGCTGATGAAGGTGCTACAGGTACGACAGCATTCAAAAAATATGCAGCTGGTCTTTTCAACATAATACCAAGATTAATTACAAAAGGTTTTGATGATATTTCAGAAAATGTTATAGCCACACAAAAAGAAGCATACGAAGATGTATTGATTGATGCTTTAATTAACCCAAAAAGAGCTGTTGAGCTAAGACAATATTTAGATGCTATAAACCCTAAAATTTATTTTCTAACACAAGGTTTTGCCAGAGGTGGTAAAGAATTTATAGACTTTGTAACTGAAAGTCCATCAGAGAGATACAATGAAGTACAAAAAGACTTACAGGAAAGAGAAAGACAAGAAAATATAGATGTTACTAACCAAATTATAGAAAATGAAAGAAAAGAAAAAGAAAAGATTAGCTCTCAAATAGACAGCGTTAATCCAGACACAACTTCATCTTTGATGAATATTCCAGCATTTCCAGATACAGGAAAAATCAATCCAGCAGTATCGCCAACAGTGTTACCTAACCCACAGGATCGTGAGTTAGCAATGAGAAGATCAGGACTCGCTGGTTTGGTCTAAGTTATCAGCTTCAATCAAAGCACCATTCACTTCAAAATTCATTTCATATCCCATAGCACTCTCACCATTTATGGTGACTACTAAGTTCCTAGATATCAAACGAAGCAAAGCTGTCTGATGATGTAAATTGAGTTTGCCAAATAGATCTACCACTTCACTAGGGTGAGTGATCTCATAAGAAACAGGTGTTTGTTTCTTGGTTTCTTTTTTATTAAACATAATTATCCTGTGGCTATTTTTTCATTGATCAATTTTTCATGCCTATTCTCGATCAAGAATCTTAATTGATCTATCTTAGATCTACGCTCCATAGTACAGAGATCTTGTAATAAAGTGTAAGTGTCAAAATCCACAGCAAGGCTCTTTCTGCCTTTTGGATATTTAACAGAATACTCACCATATTTTTTCTCAATTTCCATAAAAATTTTTCTCCTGAGTAAACAATATTATTTTGTAGTATTTTATAGAAATATGCATACAAGTGCAACTCTGAAATTAATTGTATAAATAGTTGTACATTAATCTAAATTTGTGTACTATAGATATGTGGAAACAATTATTAAAACTAAAAAGGAGCAAGAAATGAGTAATATATTTATAGGAACTGAAGGCGAAAAAAGCAAAGGTGAGTTTGAGTTAGTTAATGTAAAACAAGTACCTAACAATTTTAATTATGGTCGAACTTATTTGTATAGTTTCATCTTTGTAGCTGAGGATGGTAAAAAAATTCAACTAAAAACCAACGCTAATGTTGTAAAAAATTTCAGTAACGATGGTAGCGAATATTTTCGTGGTTATCTGCAATCAACAACTTGGAAAATTGGTTCTACTTTTAATCTTGAGTTTGTTGTAAAAAAACATTACAAATATGCATCAAATGAAGGTCTAACAATAGTAAAGAACGCTAAATTAATCGAAAACATAAGAGAGGTAGCGTAATGATTGTATATCATGTAGATGAAGGTAGTAATAGTAATGAATGCCCTAGAAGATATGTGGCAACACTAAAAGAAGCTAGAATGTTACAAAAGAAATATCGTGTGAAGCATTTTTTAGAATATGGCGATCTTGAAACTGCTGATACTTTTTATGTAACGATTGAAAAAGTAAAAATAGATACAAGCAAAGAAACAATATTAAGAATGTTAAATTATGAAGGTGGGTATGAAATCTCATCTGAGGAGATAGTGTAATGAAATTAATTACTAGCGAGATACTGGGTAAGCTCAAAAGTAACCCAGAAAAACATCCTGATAACAAACCATGGCTGAAGTTATTTAACCCAGCTGGCAGTGGAACTTGGTTAATATCAGAACTTAAAGATGACATTATGTATGGCTTGTGTGATTTAGGTCATGGCTCACCAGAACTAGGTTATGTTAGCCTAAAAGAACTGGAGTCACTCAAACTGCCATTTGGTTTGAAGATTGAAAGAGATATGTATTTCAAGCCAACTAAATCTTTGAATGAGTATGCCAAAGAAGCTAGAAAGGTGAGATACATTACCAGTTAGTCATTAAGGTGCATTAGGTACTGTGTTTAATAAACACCATAAAAACAAAAGTATGCTTAATGTATAGCCAAAAAAAACCAAGCTATCGCCTTAATTTTATTGTAAAATAAACCAGCATAGGTTTCCCCCAGACAACTTGTACATTGCTCCTTATACAATGTTTCCACACCAAGTTGTTCTGGGGTTTTTTTTGTTTAAAATAAATGTAAATTAATTGTATAAATACTTGCAACTATTTGTACTTTTGATATTATATGTATGTGGAAACAATTATTAAAACTAAAAAGGAGACAAAGATGGAGAAAGTTAATCCAAGTATTACAATTAAAAAAATTGTTATGGTAGAAGAATATGGATCAGCCTACACAATGCATGAAGGTGATTTATACTGCACACCTATTGGTGAGTATAACCAAATTTATTACAGTAGTGATTTTCATAGTGGTGGTAATATTTATGATGATTGGGAGTTAGTTGAGCCAGATTTAGGTGAGCATGCTCCTCTGGATCATGATGCGATTATTAAAGCATTATCTTAAAAAGAAACAACAAAAAAACAAAACTCCCTTAACTGGGAGTTTTTTTTACCCAGAAAAATGTTATTATCTTTTTAGTGACAAACTATAAATTTAAAAATTATTTGCTATCCATGCGATCTCATTGGTGTGTTAACCAGAACACATATGATTTGGTTCAAGAATCTATGCCAATGATTACTAAATTTAATGCTGGTTTTGGTACACAGAAACTTGATAAGACACCAGTACAAAAAATAATAAAAAAAATACATCCAGAGATTTATAAGGTCCCACTTTTTAGAAGGCAGTTTTGTAAGATGTTGGTGGATGAAATTAAGTCTATGAACTTCGAAACCAATGAAACTGAAGATAAACTAAGGCAAATACCAGAGATTGTTTTGCATGAAAAGATGCCAGAGTTACACAAAAATATGTGGTACATAGTGCAAACAGTTTTGAATCCAATATTTTTTACTTTATGGCAAAGACATTGTGCCAGCATTGGATCTATACAATTAGCAAACTACAATCTTAAAGATAAATCACAAGGCGCATTTCATCATGATGATTCGTCAGATATAACTGTTGTTGTCCCACTTAACACTGGAGATTATAAAGGTGGTGGCACAGAGTTTCATAACTATGGAAAGATAGATCCATTGTCCACTGGACATGCATTGATGTTTCCATCCTTCCATATGATGCACAAAGGTTTACCAGTAGAATCAGGTGATCGATATCTTTTGGTATTCTGGCTGTATGATAGAGCTAGAGTAGAATACCTACATCAAAATGGTTTACCATAGATCTTCAAGCTGTATCGTTTGTTTCCCAGATAGATTGTAAGGCATTATGTCATCATTAGATCTAGCATGCAGAATCATAGACAGTGCTTGCTCATTCTTAGATCTACCATACTCCAATGCTTCATCAGATAGTTCGTAGATACCATATGGATATGGATGTGCTTTTTCCTGAGCTAAGAATGCAAAGCCATCAGAAGGCACTCCAGCACTTTTACAGGCATCAACATACAAAGATCCTTGCATAAAGTAACCATAAGTATTGACTGCACTTCTAAATCCCCTTGGTGATGCATCACGACATGTTTTTAGATCCCATGGCTTAACACCATCATGCCAGTCTATCCTCGATTTGAATGGATGCCCATTCCACATAAAACATATTGTAAGCTCAACACGATGATCATCTTTTGGTATGTAGTCTTTAACTACATCTCTACGCTCCATGCAATTGTCATATAGAGTTTGCGATATGGGTGTTCTATCTCCAACAGTATTCAAGAAATCAGCATAGTCAGCTTTACCAGCTTTTGTTCTTTTGTCTATCTTTGGTTCAATAACAAATTCTTCATCGAACTTATGGTGCTCAAGGAATACTGTATGCTGCACCCTACCTTCCAGAAGTATAGGACTTTCATTCATTGGTTTCTTGTTCATCCAAGTAAACACACAACGATGTGCTTCTTTTAGATCTGAAGCACGATAGGCTGGTATCTCATTGTAAATGCTAAATGGTAAATCTTCGTATACACCTTCTTTAAACTTCATCATCATCCTCAACTACTAAATTAAAAGAATAAGATGTAGTCTCAATCAGTTTGTTAAGATACCACCTAGCTTTCTGTAAATCTTTCTTTGGATTCTCTTTATGTTTGTACCGGTGTATGTATTTGATGATACAACCTTCAAGATATGACTGAAACTCATCGCCAAGTTGTTGCTCGATGTATTCGATACATTCAATATCATTCTGTGTGTAATGGTCAGGATGATCTACATCATGACTTTTCAATTTATCAGGTGGTCTCATAAATTTTCCTTTTATAAAGAGTTAGGGAAAGCTCAGGGTAGTTGGAGAAGTGTGATGATTGTGAGCTTCCCCTAACAGGTGACTAAAATGGTATGTTTTCTTCTTCGTTATCTTTTACCAACTCAGATAATCCACCACTTGCTGTTGGAGATGATGCTTCCTTAGCTGGTGCTTTTGCGCTGGCAGATTTGTATTCGATACTGTCTTTAATTATCTCCTGTAACCATTCAGGTATCTTGTCGAACATTTCGCTCATGCCAACTGTTTCTTCATTGGTTGTACCAGATACAAAATCACAATACACATCAAGATCAAAAACAACAGGATCATTAATTGTTTTGGTAATCTTAAATTCATCTGGTTTAAAGATCGCTTTTAATCCAGCTCTCGTTTTGCCATCTTGAGTTTCGTAATGTTCGATATGTAAATTAGCTGGCGCTCCAACCATTTTACTTACATCGAATCCACTTAACTCATCACTGGTAAATGGCTTACCTCGCCATGTAACAAGATCTTTATATAAAGCAGAGTTTTCATTTAATGATGCAGTATATTTTTTACCTGTAACTAATGGTCCACTGCCATCATCCATTTCTTGACTTGGTACTTCCCAAGTTACATATATTGTTTTACGCACCTTTGGTGGGTTATCCATGTATTGTTCTTCTCTTGTGCCAGCATCAACGATACTGTAGCAAACACCAAGGTGTTCGCCAGCTTCGAGGATCTGAAACTGTGTCGAATTTTCACTCACTTTCAAGCTCATAGGTTTTTCTCCATTATTTTAGTTTTGACATTGTATATTAAATTTTATACGATTATACATCTTTTAAGAAATTTAACAATAGTGATGATATTATGGCTTTAAAGATAAGTGGCAAGAAAGCCAAGGTTTTTGATAGACCTTTAAGCTCAGATGTACAACAACAATTCCTAAGTTTCATGTCAGAGAATGGCATGGAACCTGATCCGAAAAAAGGTTTGGTGATTGATGGTAGCATAGGTCGTGCTTTTGTCAATCTAGGTGGTGAGAGGAAGCTGTCTGGCTGGTATCAATTGTGGCTCGATCAACAAGTCCCTTTTGGGAGAATCGGTGACTATCGAGTTTCAATGGACCAGCCTACAGCTATTTGGAAACCTGAGAATAGAAAAAGGCAAACAATTACTAAGGCAGAGAGAGAAGAAATAAAACGATTGCAGAAAGAAGTAGAGATCAAGAAAGCAGTCAAGTATTCCAAATCAGCAAAACGCTCACAGAACTTATGGGAAGGATATAAAGACTGTGAGGTGCATCCATACTTAGAAAGTAAGAAAGTCTTGTCCTATGGACTTAGGATTGACGATAAAGATAGATTAGTGATTCCACTCTTGGATATAGATTTGTCGATAGTAGGATTACAGTACATCGATCCAGAAGGCAAAAAGTTATTCCTTACTGGTTCCAAAAAAAGCGGTAGCTTTTTTATTCTTGGACAAGAGATTCTAAAATCATCTGACAAGATATATTTCTGTGAAGGATATGCAACTGGCGCATCTATATATAAAGACATGGAGCAACCAGTGTTTGTTGCATTCGATGCATACAATTTATTACCAGTGGTAGAAAAAGTATTTGCGGTAATGAAGGATCGTAAGTTTGTATTCATTGCAGACAACGATGATAGTAAGACTGGCGAGAAGGAAGCAAAGAAAGCCTGTCAATACATCATAAAGAATAAAGGCAGAGCTGAAGTACATATGCCTGAAACTCAGGGTGATTACAATGATCATGCAAACTCAGGTGAAGGTGAGTTGATGCCACCAGCACTACAGGTGCTCGATGTGGCTAAAGAAGTTGATTTTGTTAAGTCTGAGAAAGGTAGGATGCTCAACAACAAAGACAATGTACAGGCTGTCATGCATTTGAATTCGATAGAAGCGCACTACAATGTAATCAAAAAGAAGATGGAAATCCTGATACCCAACATGGACTTTATCGCTGACATGAAAGAGGAAGCGAGTTTAATTGAGATCGAAGATCGTTGTATTAATATGGGAGTGCCACACACTAGGGTGAGAGATTACCTGAAGATCCTATCGAAAGAATACAACCCAGTTAAAGAATGGATCGAGAGCAAGCCTTGGGATGGCAAGACCAGACTACAGGACTTTCTCAATACGATTGAGTCCAGAAACTCCGATGTTCTGAAAGACATGTTGCTCAAGAAATGGTTAATTAGTTGCGTGGCATGCGCTTATGAGCAGAATGGAGTTGAACTGGAAGGGATATTAGTATTCCAAGGTGCGCAAGGTTTAGGTAAAACATTATGGTTCAAGAGATTGTGTGATTACAATAAAGGCTGGCTATTGGAAGGCGCAACACTGAACCCCAGTGATAAAGATAGTGTGAAGCGAGCAGTATCACATTGGATTGTGGAGCTGGGTGAGATTGAATCGACCTTTAAGAAGTCAGACATCGATCAGCTGAAAGCATTTGTGACAGCCAAGACTGATGAACTTAGATTGCCATACGATAGGGCATTCACTACATATCAAAGGCGCACAGCGTTTTTCGCATCAGTCAATGGCAGAGAGTTTCTAACAGATAACACTGGTAATCGAAGATTCTGGGTGATATCTACCAAAGCAATCAACTTTAATCATGGCTTGGATATGCAACAAGTATGGGCAGAAGTAAAAGAGACACTGTATGTTGCTGGACAGAAGAATTGGTTCTTAGCTCCTGATGAGCGAGAGCTTTTACAGGAGAGCAACGAAGGGTATAGAACCCAGTCTACAGTAGAAGATTTAGTTTTAGAACATGTCAACTTTGATGC